GTAACAAATCAAACAATTAAGGAGGCATAAAATGTCTTTACTCTCACCCGGCGTCGAAATAATCGAAATTGACGCATCACAAATAGCTCCGACAGTATCCAATTCAATTGCATGTTTTGCAGGAGATTTCGATCAAGGACCAGTAGGCGTGTATATGTTAATCACTAATGAAGATGAATTAATAACATATTACGGAAAACCAACATTAAAAAATTATAACGATTGGATGCAAGCGCAAACATTCTTAAAATATGGCAATAAATTATTTGTTTCAAGAGCAGCAAACACAAATGGTAGCACTGAGGAAATAAATGGTCTTACAGTTACATCTGATGTTACTGATAATAGCATCGTTCCGGTAACAGGTTCTATCGATTCTGTAAAAGTAGGCGATTATGTTGCATTTGGTAATGCAGAAGGTCCTATTAAAACTGGTTATGTAGTTATGTCTAAAAGTACTGATTCTATTGAACTCGATAGAAATGTTTTAATAACAGTTACAGACGATAATAAAGTATATAGTTTTTCACAATCAATGAATAGTGTTTTTGATGCTCTAGAAGACGGTGCTACACCAATTGGAACTTCTGACTATATTAGAACACAAATTCCAGTATTAAATTACTCAGATTTTGAAAACAAAGAAACAAGTATTATGATGAACGATGTTACATCAAAACTTAAACTTATTGCTAAAAATCCAGGTAATTGGGGTAATGATATAGAAGTTGCTATTGCTAATTCATCAGACTTTGGTGCTGGAAAACAAGCATTTGAAGGAATTTCATTAGACGATTTATTTGAATATTATCCGATATCAGGTGAATTTGGTATTGTTATTAGAGTTAAAGGCGAAATTGAAGAAACATTCACTGTTTCCTTTGATCCTACTGCTAAAGACCAAAACAATAAATCATTATATGTAGAATCTGTTCTTAATACAAAATCTAATTATGTTTTTGCTAAAGACAATACAGGCAATGCAAATGAAATATCGTCTTATATTTTTAGTTCTGCAAAAGGAACTATAACTTTAGTTGCTGGTACTGATAGTCCTATGGGTCAAGATGACTTAATAAATGCATATGAAGTATGGGACAATAAAGAAGATGTTGATGTTGATATAGTTATTGCTAACGAATTTGATTCCGGTCTTAGTGCTAAATCATTAGTTGATGTTAGAGAGGACTGTATAGCATTTATTGGTGCTAATTATTCTGATTGTGTTGGACAAAAAGCCGCGCAGGTTGTTAGTAATTTAGTTGCTTGGAGAAAAACAGGATCACTTAATTACAATGATATGTTTGTTGTTGCTGGCGGTAACTATGTTTATCAGTATAATAAATATCTCGATAAAAATGTTTGGATTAACGTTGCTGGTCATATGGCAGGGCTTAGAGCACAAACAAATACAAATAGAGCATCGTGGTGGGCATCAGCTGGTCTTGATAGAGGTCAACTAAAAGATGTTATTAAATTAGCATTTAACCCTGACAACGGGAAAAGAGATATTCTATATAAAAACGGGATTAATCCTATCGTTTCTTTTGCTGGACAAGGAATTGTTATGTGGGGTCAAAAAACATTACTAGACAAAGCAAGTTCGTCAAATAATTATAGCTTTGTAGAAGAAATGGTTGCGTAGGTTATATAAATAACTTATAAACAAATTATTAAATCTGGGGAGATTTATATGAAAACATTTAAAATGGCGGAATTGTACTATAAAGGTACTATTTCATCACAAAAATTAATAGCGTACTTAAGAAAAGAAAAATTAAATAATGAAAATGTGTATAAAAATTATCATGGTGTTTCCGACATTTGTAAACATTGTAGTAATAAAATGAATTATTCAGGATTTAAAAACGGTTATAAGTGTACTGTAGAATGCGGACATAACAGACTAAAAAAACATAAAATAAATGAACCGATTTCTAAAAATTTGATTTTAAATAATGTAACTAAAATGAATTGTATATCTAGAAAGTTTATTAATAATTATAAAATTTCAGAACAAGACTGTTATAACTTAGTATATGGTACTAAGAAATGTAATTATTGTGAAAATATAGCTATTTTCATAAATTGGGCAAATGGTTATGAAAATAAATGTAATAGTAAGCAATGTTCTAAAAAGCAAAGAGCGGATAAAACATCAAAAACTAACTTAGAAAGATACGGTGTAAGAAATGTTTCCGAATGTAAAACTGTTCAAATAAAAAAACATAAAACCTTTAAAAATAATTATGGTGTTGATAATATTTCTCAATTACCATATGTTCAAAATAAAATTAGAAAAACAAATGAAAATAACGGTAGATGGACTCCGCTCGAAAAACTAGAAGATAAAAGGTATTATGAAATTCTAGTAAGAAAATATACAGAAAAACAAAACATAAAATTATTGAAAAACAATGTTTTAAGAGGACCAGTAGAAAATAACGGTTACCATTTAGATCATATTTATTCTATAAGTGAAGGATTTAAAAATAATATTCCTATACATATAATAGCAGATATAAATAATTTAAGATTTATACCTGCTCGTGAAAACCAATCTAAAAATTATAAATGTCATATAACTATTGATGAAATTATAAATAATATGTCTTAAGTACAGACAAAAACTTACTAGCTCTATCAGGCGAACTTTAAACGCATTGAATTGCTGGAATATCCTAATATTTAGTTAAGGACAATCAGCAGCCAAGACTTAGAAATAAGTAAGGTTCAACGACTATCGAAATGTAGTAATACAAAGTAGAGTACAACTCAAGTGAGTTGGAAGCGGTGCGGCAATAGCTATTCTCCCCAGTTAGTTATTGTGTGATATAGTCTAATCTATGTAGTAATATATAGCAGTTTCAACTTATCTCATTGAAACGGGGTCAATTTAACGAATTGATTTGAATATTTATGTTGATAGAGTGAATGTGAGAGGTTTATTTAATACGCTTGAAAGAAGTCTTTCCAAAATGGCTAAATACCAAGTAATGGAATTCAACGATACATTTACTAGAAATAGAATCATATCAATGGTAAAACCATATTTAGGTTCTGTTAAAGCAGGTAGAGGTGTTCAAGACTTCTTGGTTATTTGTGATGAAAGCAATAACACACCGGATGTTATTTCAAGAAATCAATTAATTGTAGATATTTTTATCAAACCTACATATGTAGCAGAGTTTATTCAACTTAGATTTACGAATGCAGGAACTAATAGTTTCAGTCAAGTTATCGGCGGATAACTTTTTAAGAACCTTTTTGGTTCTTAAAACAAAATATTAACAAAAAAATGTGTATAATATTATTATGAATGATTATAACAAAATACTACAAATATACAAAAAACATCTTATAAATTCAAAAAATCAGTTAGAAGGTCAACGAATAAAAGAAAAATATTTCAAAAAATATTCTATAGATTTTTCCCTTTTCAAAAAATATTCAATAAGTAATGCACAAACACTTTACAATTACATAAACAAAACAAATGATACGTGTATTACAGAAAATTGTCAAAATAAAAGAAGATTTATATCATTCAAACACGGATATAAAGATTACTGTTCACAATGCTCCAGAAAAATACACCAAAAGCACCTTATCACATATAAAGATTGTGAAATAATTCCTGATATTAACTTTGAAAAAAGAGAAAAACTTAAAGATATACTTCAAAATACTATTATAAACAACAAAATACAAACCAACGAGTTATTGAAACTAACAGATAATATTATACATGACATTTATAACACTACATACTATTTAACGTCTAAAAAATTTAATGAAAGAATTTATCATATATTGAACGATCTTTTTGAACCACAAATATGTGTAGATTGTGGACGAACTTTGACAAATTTTATTAGCAGCAAAGAAGGGTATTATTCCACAAGATGTACAAATGGATGTGCTAAGTCATATTCAGAAAAACATAAATCCCACAGCAAAATAAAAATAAGAGCATATAATAAATGGATAAATAAATTTTATAATTATAAACCACAAGAGTATGATGTAAAAGTTTTTAGTTTAGAAGATTATATAGGAAGTAAATTTGAATGTGAAGTAACATTTGTTCATAAAAAATGTGGTCATACTTATAAAAGAAATATAATGTACCAAGGTTCACTTCATTGTCCTAAATGCTATGCTATAAGGTCTAAGCAACAATATCTAATTCATGATTTTATTTGGAAATATTATGGAATAGAATCTTCATTTAATGATAGAAAACTTTTAGATGGAAAAGAATTAGACTTATATTTTAGTGATTATAAATTTGCTATTGAATACGACGGACAAAAATATCATAGCTTTGGACCTAGTAAAAGTAAGGTGTTTAATAATATAATAGAAGACCCTAAAGGTCACCTTTATAAAACAAAATTATGTGAAAATAAGAATATACAATTATTTAGAATCTTTTCATCGGAATGGTTAAATCCTACAAAACAACAAATATGGAAATCGATGATATCTAATAAATTAGGCAAATCAGATAAAATTTTTGCAAGAAAATGTATTATTAAGGAAATTTCATCACATGAAACTAAGACATTTTTAGAAAACAATCATTTACAAGGAAATATAAATGCAAGTATAAGGATAGGGTTATTTTATAACAAGAAACTGGTACAGATAATGACATTTAGAGTCCCAACACAAACAAAATATAAAGGTGTTAATAATTATGAGCTGAGTAGATTATGTGGTCTTATAAACACCAGCGTTATAGGAGGTGCAAGTAAACTACTTAAATATTTTGAAAGGACTTACAAACCTAATATGATAATTAGTTACGCTAATAGAAGATGGAGTTATAACCAATCAAATGTTTATTCGAATCTTGGTTTTGAATATAAAGGTTCGTCAGCGCCAAATTTCTTTTATATAAAAGGCAATGATTTTGATTCTAATAAATTGGAATCAAGACAAAAGTTTCAAAAATATAAATTAGCAAAAATTTTAGATTATGATAATAAATTATCAGCAGAAGAAAATATTTACAATAACAATTACAGAAAAATTTATGATTGCGGCAATAATGTTTATGTGAAGGAGTATAAATAATTAAAAGGGTACAATGTGAATATATTCGAATCAGTTAAAAACTTTTTAGGTAAAGAAAAGGTAATCAAAACATCTGCAGAAGAAGTATCAAAAGAAAATGTTATTAATAATTTTGAAGAACAGGATATTTATAGCACAGGCGCATTTTTCGACGATGATTTTAGTTCTGTATTCAGTGCTAAAGATAAAGCAAATCAATTAGAAGCACAAAAAACTAAAATAATGCTATATAGAAATATTGCTAAAACTGAAGAAGTCGGAGAAGCAATTGATGAAATAGTAAACGAGATTGTTTATAGTGAAGATAAAGAAATTTTAAAAATGCAGTTGAATGAGGAAAATGAGAAAATACAAACAGCAATAGAGGGTTCATTCAAAAAAATAACAGCAATGATAAATACTGATAAAAATATGTATAATAT